TAAGAAGGGCCGGCTGCGGGTCATGAAAGCTGCGGTGTTCCGCGTGCACCCGAAGTACGGCAAGCGCCTTTACTACGCATTCCGGCCCCTGTGGTGGGCCTTGCACTTTTGGGACTGGCTGCTCGCGGACCGCCTGGCCCCGCAGCTGTCCTTTGGCTTTAGCACCCTGACCGCATACCCTGATCCGGGCACTGGCGGTCCTACCGGCAGCGCGACTGTGGAGCGCGGCGCGAGCAATGAAAGCATAAGCACAATACGCGCTGGGGCCGGTAGCTATGCGTCCTCCACTGACAATCCCAATTGGGTAATTGGCTTTCAATCCGACAATACGCAAGCCGCCGCCGGAAAGCTGCGGGCACTGGATAGATTTTTAATGACCTTTGACACCAGCGGACTGACTGCCGCAGCCACTATTTCTGCTGCGGTACTTTCGATTTACGGCAATAGCAAGCTGGACGCTGGTACTGCAGTTACCCCCGACGTGAACATTTATTTGCCCACGCCAAGCGTAAATTACAACTTTTCTGTCAATGACTTTAACATTGCAAACTGGGGCAGCACTGCGCAGTGCGACAGTGCGATCACCTATGCTGGCTGGAACACTGCAGCGTATAACGACTTTACTCTGAACGCTACCGGCAGGGGCAACATTTCCAAGACCGGCATATCGAAATTCGGCTGCCGCAATGCAAATTATGACGTTGCGGATGTAAGCCCCGGCGCAATGACCAACAACACCAGCCATTCGCTCTTGGGATACCTTGCGAATGAAACCGGGACCACCAAGGACCCCAAGCTGGTAGTTACCTACACTGTGGCGGTGGACGACAGCGCCGCGCCGGCAGTGCAGAGCGCCACCTTTTCCATTCCTGCCTACAGCGCGAACTACAGCGGCAGCGTTCAGGCAGGCGTGCAGGCCATGACCTTCAGCGCGCCGTCCTATACGCCTGTCATAGACAACACGACCGCCCCGGCCGTTCAGGCGGCCCTATTTTCGCTGCCCGGCGTTACCATCCTCCTGGACAGCACCGCCACGCCCGGAGCGCAGGCCCTTTTATTCTCCATCCCGGCCTATGCCGAAGCGTACAGCGGCAGCTATTCCCCGCCTGTCCTGGTGCTCACCATTTCCATCCCGCAGGCGATATACCTGGGCGGCGCCTACGCGGTGGTCATAGGCGGCGTGGACCTTTCGCGGCAGATCGTCATGGGCAGCTTGAACGTGCAGCTGCGCCTCAACCAGCAGGTGGACACCGCCAAAATGAGCATGAGAAAGTACGGCAGCCGGACCTATACCCCCGCGGAAGGCGACGAGGTCCAGGTGTATGACCCGGACGCCCAAAAGATATTTGCCGGCACGCTCGCGCACGTGGTGAAGAAGCTGGACCAGGGCGTGCTGCAGTACGATATGCAATTTTCGGGATATGCCGCGCTCTTTGAGGCCCGGGTGGTGAGCGAGGCCTACGAGGACATGACCGGCGACGCGATCATTGCGGACCTGCTCGCAAACTATGCCGCGGACTTTACCGGCGCCGGAGTGGTGGCCGACTTTGACGTCACAAAAATCACGTTCAACCGCTGCACGCTGAAGGAGGCAATTGACAAGCTCGCCAAACTATCGAATTACAGCTGGTACGTGGATTACGAAAAGGACCTGCATTTCTTCCCGCGCTACACCGAGGAAGCGCCGCAGCCGATCACCGACGACAGCGCCAATTATATCTATGAGAGCTTGCAGCTGGACGACGACTACAGCCAAATCCGCAACCGGGTGTACGTCCGCGGCGGCGAGATCAGGGGCCTGGCCCGGACCGAGAGCCACGTGGCTGACGGCGACCAGCTGCAATTCCCCCTGGCCAACAAGTTTGCCGAAATGCCGGACGTCACTGTGGACGGCGTGCCGGTCAATATGGGCGTGGACTTTTTGAGCGACGAGGACAGCTACGACGCCTTTTGGAGCTATGAGCAAAAGTACCTGCGCTTTAAGGCCGGGACCAAGCCGACTGCCGGGCAGGTGGTGGCCGCCGCGGGCGTCCCCCTGTACCGCCTCATTATGCAGGTGGAGGACCCGGTCAGCATTGCGCGCCTCGGCGGCGATCCTGCCGGCGTGTACGAGTTCGTGATCAACGAGGACAGCATTTTGAGCGAGGACGACGCGCGCGCGCGGGCCCAGGCAGAGCTCGAGGCCTACGCCAGCAAGGTGGTGGAGGGCGGCTTTAGCACCAACACCAACGGCTTTAGGACCGGGCAAATTGTGCACATATCGAGCGGTAGCCGCGAGGCCTCCGGGGACTTTATAATACAGGCGGTGACCATGAACATGATCACCCGGAACCTTGCCGTTTACAGGGTGAGCTTGGCCACGCTCCGCACGCTTTCGATTATTGACATCCTCATTGACCAGGTCCGCTCCGGCCGCAGGCCGTTGAGCGACAGGTCCGAGGACGTGCTGGAGCGGTCCTATTTCCCGAAAGAGAACCTGACCATTGCCGAGGTGGTGTCCCGCGACATTGACGCCTCGCTCCCGGAGAACCTGGAAGTGACCGAGGACTTGGCCAGGAACGTAGGGGATCCCGAGTACGTGTACGCGCCTTACGTGCCATCTTCCCTTTCGGACGTCAAGGTGGCCGGCAGATACGGCAGGTCCATATACGCTTAATGCTATAATCAAAGCCATGGAGCAACCCCTTGCGCAGAACCTGAAAGTGATGGTGAACGTCCACGCTTTTTGGCTGGACGACAAGGGCCGCTGCACCCGGCAGGATCACGTTAAAAACATCGTCACTTACGCCGGGCTCGAAAAGCTGCTGAAGCGCGCGGCGCAGCAGACGAGTGACGACTGCTACGTGAATAAGGCGGCATTGGGCGACGGCCTGGCCACTGGCGGCGGCGCTCCGGCCGTTGGCGACCTGACCCTGGCCAACGAGGTATACCGCAATGACGTCATAAGCGCGACCGGGGACCAGAACGTGCTTTACCTGGACGCGCTTTTCACCCAGGAGGAAGTGGAGGGCGATTTTACCGAGTTCGGATTTTATATGGACGGCGCGGCGGGCGCGGACACTGGGGAACTTTGGAACCGCGTGGCGGTAAGCTGGAGCAAAACACTTTTGGAGTCGCTTTTCGTCCGGGCGACCTTCACCATCGTGAACGTATAATGCCGGACATCATCGTGACCTGCGCGTGCGGCCATGAGCTCAACGAAGCGGAGATCAAGAACATGGCCATGAAGATGGCGGCCATGGGCGTTTCGGTCACCCAGGTGGAGCAAGCCGGCCAGGTAAAAAGCGTGGACGCGACCACGCGGCCAATTACTGTGGCATGATCAGCGACGCCTACGACATAACCGCGGACGACGTCAAGAACGCAGCGCCGGTGGGCGTTATATCCATGTGGCCCGCCGCAGCCGCACCTACGGACTGGCTGCTTTGCCAGGGCCAGTCGCTTTTGCGCGCGGACTACGCGGACCTTTTCGCGGTGATCGGGACGACCTATGGCGCCGCGGACGGCACGCACTTTACCCTGCCGGACCTAAAGGGCCGTTTCCCGGTGGGCAAGAGCGCGGTGGACACCGAATACGACGCCCTGGGCGAAACTGGCGGCGAGAAAACCCATACCCTGATCGCGTCCGAAATGCCCGCGCACACGCACAGCTACCCGAACGACGCCGGCAGCGGCGCGCCCGGCAGCGGCAACGCGGTGGCCTACGGCGGCGGCCAGGGCGGCGCGCACAGCTCGAGCAGCGCTGGCGGCGACGGCGCCCACAACAACCTGCCCCCCTATATCGCCCTCAATTTCATTATTCGCTACCGCTACGGCGCCCCAGTTTAACGTCCATGGCCAAACAGGACTACGAAAAAATGAACGAGCAGGAACTGCGGGCCACCCTCATGCTGAAGGACGCCCTGATCGAGGAACGCGGGATCAGCGACAGGCGGTACGCCATGAAAATGGTGGAGCGGATAGTGTACGGAATGCTGGCCGTCATATTCCTTACAGTGCTGGGCGCCATTCTTAACCTGATCGTGAACCGACCACCCACCCTATAGCCATGCAGAACCTAGAGGAAAAAGGGAAGTACGAAACGCACAAGCATATAGCCCTCGGCGCGGTCACTTTGTTTTGCCTGGTAGGAATTCTTTGGCTGGCCTGGGCGACCATCATTGACGGCCAGCTGGTCCGGCCGCCGCTCACGTTTCAGACCGAGCCCATCCAGGTGGAAAAGGAGGTGTACCATCCGGGCGAGATCGTGCGCGGGTACATGACCTTTTGCAAGAACCGCAATATGACCGGCGTTGTGCAGTGGTCCCTGGTAGACACGTACCTAAAAATATATCCCAATAGGGACAGCGCGATTGCGCAGGGCTGCTACGAAAAAAAGCTGGTGGAGATCGAGGTCATACCCATGGACAGCTACCCGGATATGTACCATTACGAAGGCACAGTGACCTACCGCATAAACGCTGTAAACACTTCCGTTGTCAAGCTGCGCACAGTGCCCTTCCGCGTGGTGCGGTAGTGCTATAATAAATTCATGCCTGAAGTGCCGCAGCCAGGGATGAATACAGGGGTCATTATCGAGGTCCGGCCCACCGACTTTGTGGCGGGCGGCGAAAGCGGCGCGGTCAAGCGCTCGCTCGAAGGCGCCGGAGAGTACGGCCCATGGCTGCCGGACGAGGAAAGCCAGCTGCGCTTTCTCATTGACGTGTTCGCCTGCGTCACCTTTAGCGCCCTGAACGACTGCGAAACTGTTTTTAATTACTACCTCGCCAAGGGGCTTTTCCCGGCCGGCCTGGTCAGCTGGTTTAAGCTGAAGGGCTATATTGATCCGACCACCAGCAAATTTAATTTTGCCGACCGCTTTACCGCGAAGAAAAGCGGCACCACCAAGAACGGCAACAGCTTGGGCGCAGTGGGCGACAGCATACGGCACCATGGCCTGGTCCCGGAAAAGGTGTGGCCCTGGCCCGCGAACATGACGGAGAGCATGACCCAGGACGAGAAGTGGGACCTTTACTACGCCGCGGTCCCCCAGGAGGCCATTGACCTTGGCCTGGAATTCGTGGCCAAGCTGAAGGAGTACGGCTTTGAGATACAGTACGACTGGATCGTCCTGCAGGGCATTACCCCGAACGCGAGCAAGGCCATCAAGGACAACCTGGTGTACGGCCCCATGCAGATCGCCGCGGCGGTGTGCAGCCCCTGGTCCTCGAACGAGGGTATGCCCCCTATCAGCGCCTGTGGCTGCGGGACAGGCCACGCCACCCTGATATACGGAGATCGCGTACAAAGCGCGCCCTGGCGCGATTTTGACCACTACAAGAGCTTTAGGAAGCTGCTTGCCTGGGATTACTGCATTCCCTACGCCATGCAATACACCCTGCGCGAGGGCGTCCTGCCGGCGCCGCCCGCCGCGTTCACGTACAAGTTCAGCTATAACCTGAAATTCGGGGACCCCAAAGGCGGTGACGTCCACAAGCTGCAGGAGGCGCTGCAATTCCTTGGCTATATGAAAGCTGGTGTCTTTGGTCCTTACGGGCCAGCGACCAGGACCGCCGTAAAGAAATTCCAAGTAGCCAGTGGAATTAACGACGACGACGGCTCCAATTTTGGCCCGCGGTCCCGGGCCGCAATGAATAAAAAATTAAACGGATGAACATATTTTTGTTTGCGCTGGTGCTCGCAACGCTGGTGGAGGGGACAGTGGAATACGTGCTGGGCAAATATGAGAAGGCCCGGCCGTTCCTCCTGTACGTCGCGCTCGCCCTCGGCGTCGCGGTGGCGTTCGCGTACAAGATAGATTTGCTCGCGCAGGTGGTCGCGATCCTGAACCTGGGAGGCATAGCCCTGGCGCCGGCGTGGGTGGGCTATATCGCGTCCGGGGTGATCATCGGCCGCGGCAGCAACTACCTGAACGACTTTGTTTCCAGCTTGGGCCGGAACAGCACCACTGTGACGAGCCCGGCAAACGCGGCGACCAAGACGACGATAGCGACAGCGCCCATACCGCCTGCACCTGGCGCTTAAACAGGTGTGCCCGCCCGCTGCACTGCGGGCAGGACATGAAACCCTTAAAAATTGCGGTCATAGCTGCAGCAGCTGGGGCGATCCTCACCGCCGCCCTATGGCCCAAAACAATCGAATTCGCACGTCACCCGGAGATCAGCGCTACGTCCACAGTCGCGGACGCGGACCCCGGAGGCCATCTTGCCCTGGACGCGGCCCGAGCTGCGCGCCTTAACGCCTACTTCAAGGCCCGCGGAATGCCCCTGGAGGGCCAGGGAGAGCTCCTGGCGGTCGTTGCGCGCGAGAATGGGCTGGACTGGCGGCTTTTGCCGGCTATCGCCATACGCGAGAGCACAGGAGGAAAGCAGGCCTGCGGCTATAACCCCTTTGGATGGAACAGCTGCCGCGGGGAGGCCGGCCAGTTCGATAGCTGGGAGGACGCGATACGCACTGTGGGGAAGGCGCTTGGCAGCGGCCGGTACTATGCCGGCAAGACAGTTACGCAAAAGCTGCAGACGTACAACCCGCCCAGCATTGTCCCGGACTACGCCATGGAGGTCATACGGATCATGGAGGACATTTGGGAATAAAAAACAGACGGCCTACGGAGGCACGCCTGCTTTTGTATCGGACCATCCCGCCTGCGAAGCGTCGCGCATGATGGAGCGCGCCTTGCACTGACGGACCTGTTCCACCGGGACCGGCAGCCAGTCATAGCCCATTGAGGGAATGACCACGCGGTATTTTTCGCGGCTTTCGTCATAGAAGCCGATCACCTTTACCAGCTCGTCCCTGTAGCAGCGCCACAGCGGCTTTTGCGGGCTAGGGTCGGCGGGCGGCCCGGGCTGCAGCGAGGAACAGCTGGCGCAGATCACTGCCACCAGCACCAGCACTGCGGGCAGCACGTAGCGTTGGCGCACCACTATGCGGCCGGTGCAGTGGATGGCGTTTTGTACGGCCGGCTTGCAGGCGCGGTAATGGACGATCACGCCCGGCTCGATACGAAAGGCGGTTTGCCAGGGCGTAATTTCGCGGTGGGGGTAAGGGCATTCCTGATATGCGCATTTCACTTTTCAAGTCCTCCTTCTACCTCAAATTATGGACCTGCGCCGGCGCATGGGGGTGTGCACAAGACCACTCCCCTACTCCGGCCGGACGTCGCTATTTCCTTGTTTTTCAGGGCGGGGGAGTGGTCCGCGGTAGGGGAGGGGAGTGGTCGGACTTGTCCACAGTTTAGGCACTAACAAACGCTTTACACCTATGGGGACCGGGCGTACAATAAGGGTATGAAAAATCACACCACACCAAAAGCAACCCTGCAGGAGAACATGGAAGCTGCCCGCGAAGCGACCCTTGACCTTTGTTTCGATATTGCAATGGCGACAGGCATTGTGTGGATCGCTCAACACTTGCCGTTTTTAAAACTGAAGCCCTGGGTAGTAGAAAGGATGGAAGCGCGCAGGGTCCCCCTTTGTCCGCAGTGCGACGGAGTGGGCGAGATCGCGCGGAGCATGGATGGCAAGGATATTGGGAGCACTAGGGTATGCCCGGATTGCGAGGGGACAGGCATAGTATTTATGAATGCTGGCTGCTGCGGCGGCTGCGAACATTGTGGCGGGCGCGAAGAAACACAGGTGCCATGCCATTGCACAAAGCGCCAATGACCATGATCCCCTACAACCCGAACATCCAGCGGCAGTGCCTCTATTTCGCGTACTGCGGCAACTACGTGGGCGGCCATGGAAACAAGCGCCGCTGTTTTAAATGCAAGAAGGCGCGGCAGAAAGAATATAACCGGGGCTACCGCGAGGCCCGCAAGAATGACGCCAATGCGATACATTAAGCGCACCAACACCGACGAGCTCCTGGCCTGGAGAAAGAACCTGACGGCCATTTCACTTTTCAGCGGCTGCGGCGGCGCGGCGCTCGGCGTGTCCCAGGCCGGCTATAACGTCCGGGTCGCGGTGGAGTGGGATAAGCGCGCCTGCGAAACGCTGCGCTGGAACTTCACCATGGCGGGCTTTAAGCAGCGCCACAAAGACCTGATCGCGGACCTGAAAAAACAGGGGGATAAAAAGGCGGCAGCAAAGTGGGAGGAAAAAGGAATGTTCATGCCCACCTGGTACAAGCAGCAGAGCAAGCGGAAGGGCTTTAAGGAAATGGTGGTGCTGCAGGCAGACATCACCAAGCTGCCCACCAAGGACATCCTCGCTGCAGCGGGCCTGCAGGTGGGCGAGTGTTCGCTTTTGGAAGGCGGCTTTCCCTGCCAGGGCTTTAGCCTCGCGAACAGCAACCGCGCGATAGACGATCCCCGGAACGCGCTTTACAAGGAATGCGTGCGCGTGATCCGCGAGGCCTGCCCGCGGGCCTTCTTCCTGGAGAATGTGCCCGGCATTGTGTCCATGGCTGACGGCGAGGTCATACGCCAGGTGGTGGAGGACCTGGCCGCAGTGGGATATGAAATTTCATGGGACATCCTGGACGCCGCGGACTACGGCGTGCCGCAGCGCCGGCGCCGCGTGATCCTCACCGGGACCCGCATAGACGGAATGCACCTGCAGGCGAACGGCAATATGGCGCTGCATATCGCCTGCTCGCCGGGCCACATGACGCACCCGAAGTGGTATTTTGACAAGTACGCAAAAAAGAATGCGAAGGTTAAGGCCATGCTGGAGCGCGAGGGCGTGAACAGCAGCAAGAGCCCGAACGGAATTATGCTGACGATCCCGCCCATATACCCGGCCCCACCGGCGCCGCCCGAGAAAAGAACAGTAAAACAACCAGCGCTTTTATGATCACCTGCCTGGCCTGCAAAAAGTTTGCGCAGCTGCACAGCGTGGTCATTAACGGCCTGGACGAAGTGAAGCTGATCGGCAGCTGTAAGCACTGCGGCTATAAGAACGAACCCAAGACCCGGGACGCCAAAGGCCGGAAGCTGCCCTGGGCAAAAATTGGGGAGAGCCGCATAGATTACGACGATTGGGAGGAATTAGGCATTGACCGATGAAAAAACATCTTAAAGCAAAGCGCCGCGCGATCTATCCGTACAAATGCGCTGGCTGCCGGAAGCGGCGGCTGACGCGGAACTACGACCGCGCCATTGCCGGGCTGTGCTTTGTATGCAAGCCGCGGGAGCGAGCGGTGAACCCCAACCAAACGCGCCTTTTCTAATGCAGATCGAGCGAAACAAAATCTACCTGGGCGACGCCCTGGAAGTGCTGCGCACGTTCCCGGACCAGTGCGTGGACTGCGTGGTGACGAGCCCCCCCCTATTGGGGCTTGCGCGACTACGGAGAGAAGGGCCAGCTGGGCCTCGAAGCCACGCCGCAGGACTATGTGGACCGCATGGTCGTCATTTTCGCGGAGGTCCGGCGCGTGCTGAAGGACAGCGGCACGCTGTGGCTGAACCTGGGGGACAGCTACGCCGGCAGCTGGGGGAATTACGGCGGGAAGAACCGCGGCGCCGGCGATCAGCGGATAATCAGGAACGGCAGCCAGGTGCGGCAGCGCGCATACGACGAGCTCAAAACGTGGCGCCCGCCGACGTCAGGCAAGCTGGGCCCTGGGATAAAAAACAAAGACCTGGTCGGCATTCCCTGGATGGTAGCTTTCGCCCTGCGCGCGGACGGCTGGTATCTACGCCAGGACATCGTTTGGAATAAGCCAAACCCCATGCCGGAAAGCATGGACGACCGCTGCACAAAGGCGCATGAGTATATCTTTTTGCTGCCGAAGTCCGAGCGCTACTACTACGACCAGGACGCGATCAGGGAGCCGCTGCAGCCGTCAAGCGTGCAGCGCTTTTCGCAGGATATTTCCGGGCAGGTGGGAAGCACCCGAGCTGCAGACGCCGGCAGGAACGAGCGCACCATGAAAGCGGTTTTTAAAAAGCTGCCTGACGGCCAGGCGAACATCAGGGAGTACCGCGACGCGGTGCGCGCCGGCGAGATCGAAGAAACCATGGGCGCCAATAAGCGCAGCGTGTGGACCATAGCAACTGTGCCGTTCAAGGACGCGCATTTCGCCACATTCCCGGAGAAGCTGGTGGCGCCGATGATCCTGGCCGGCTGCCCCAAGGGCGGCATAGTCCTGGACCCTTTCATGGGCAGCGGGACCACCGCGGCCGTTGCGCTCAAAGCCGGCCGGGGCTACGTGGGCATAGAGCTAAACCCCAAGTACCAAAAGATGGCGCAGGCCCGCGTGCGGGGGCTCAACCCCATGCTTTGAACAGGTTATGCACATTGACCCCTAACACCAGCTAACATATACTTTACAGGCAAAGGTCGTTCAGAATATACCTATATGCCCAAGGAAAAAAACACAATCCGCGACGCCCAAATTTGCAAGTGGTACGCGGCGGGCAAGGGCTTTAGCCCCAGCGAGATCATATCCCTGCTGGAGCGCGAGGGCTTTAAGCCGGTCAGCCGCATTCGCATTTTGCAGATCGTGGGCGCAGCCAAGGGCAGCAAGAAGAAATGAAGCATTTGGCTTACGGCTTTTTAACTGCTGCCCTGGTCGTATTCGGTGCCGCTTTGATATTCATGGCCGCGAGCGCGGCGGTGGAACGCATGGAGCGGCGCGAGTGCTACGAATGGCAGCATGAAGCCATTTACAACCCCACTGCCATAAAGGGCTTTGAGCAGTGGCAGGTAGCGCAGTGCAGAGCCCGCGGCGTCACTGTCGAGTGGCCCGCGCAAAACTAACACCACACCAAAAGTCATGGCAGAAGAAGTGAAAGCGCCGCAGCCGCAGGGGTCGGCCCTGCCGGAGCGTATGGAGATCGCGAGGCCGTCAGAGGACTACAACCGCGAAGCCGAGGGCCGCGCGCTGTCCTACCTGAACCCCAAAATTTGGAACCACATGGCCATCGTGGCCAAGACGTTCCTGGACAGCGGGGCAATGCCGCAAGGCATTAAGAACGCGCAGCAGATGATGATGGTCCTGCAGGCGGGCCTCGAAGCCGGCATGGGACCAGTGGAAAGTTTGAGCGCGTTCTATATCGTGAACGGCAAACTTTCCATCTACGGCGACCGGGCGATAAGCCAGGTGGTCAAGGCAAAGCACAAGGTGGAATGGGGGAAGTGCGACGACGCGAGCGCGACTGTGAAAATCACGCGCGCGGACAACGGCACTTCCATGGAGGAAACCTACACCCTGGACCAGGCCAAGAAGGCCGGCTTGCTGGAGAAGGGCGGGCCCTGGGTCAAATTCCCGGGCCGTATGTTAAAGCACCGCGTGTTTGCGAACGTGGCGCACTACATCGTGCCGGACGCCCTGGGCGGCCTCATGATCGAGGGCGAGGCCGAAACGATAGATCGCAAGCCGGTGGAGAACACCAGCACCACCCCGGAGGCGACGTCGCTGGCAGCCGCCCTGGAAGGGGGCCAGGAGGCCGCTGGAGAGGCCGCAGCCCCCGCAGCTGCCCCGGAGGCCACCCCGGCCCCGGAACAGCCCGCCAAGAAGAAAAAGGCCGTACCTGAAGGCGCCCCGGAAGCCGAACCAAAGGCCTAATGTTCTACCTGCTGCGAAAACCGAGCACAGGCCTAATCGAGGTAGGCGAGCGCGTGATGGTGCTGTCGGACTTTTCCGGGGTCCCGGCCGGCACCAAGGGCGTGATCACCGAGAACTACGGCCGCGGCGTGATGGTCACCTGGGCCAAGGAGCGCACCCTGGACGAGATCAGCGCGCGCCTCGAAGCCGGCCAGCCCATGTACGCCGCCCAGGGCTACCAAGCTGACGGCTTTGGGGATGATGAGCTCGAATACCTGGCATTCGAAACCAAGACCCATCCCTGGAAGGGCGAGAATGAGCGCCAGCCCCGCGAACTGCTGCAGGAGCAATGGCTCATTTGGAGCAACGAGCATGGCGGCTGGTGGGCGCCGCGGCGCAACGGCTACGTCACCCTGCGCGAGGAAGCCGGCCGCTACAGCTTTAAGGACGCGCTGCAGATCGTGCAGAGCGCGAACTACCCCCGGCCGGAAAAGACCCCGAACGAGGCCATGGTCCTGGACGTGGACTATGAGGCCCTGAAGGCAGAAAGTTAGGCACAGATTATCCACCCCCAGGCGTTGCAAGAGGGCCTGGGGGTGGTATGCTGGAGTAGTCGGACTAACAAAAACTAACACCACACCACTATGGAGCAGATCAAAGCTGCGTACCCCATTGACCACTGGAGCTACAGCAGCATGGTAGAGTTTTCAAACAATCGGCAGAATTTTAAAAAGCGGTACATCCTGAAAATCTACGACGACCAGGACAGCCCCACCCGCATTATCGGGAAGGCCTGCCACGCCGCGGCCGCCGCATACCTGCATGGCGCCACCCCGGAGAACGCGGTGCAGGCCGGCCTCTTGCTGATCCACAATATCCCGGACACCGGGATTGATTGGGGCAAGACCGGCAGTTTGGAAAAAATACTGAAGGATTACCACCAGGCCTTTCAGCACTATACGGAGTTCCACCCCAAGTACGGCAAGGTCCTGGACGTGGAGAAAACGCTGGTGGAGTATATCGAGCACAACGGCGTGCAGCTGGCGCTCCCGGCCAAGGCCATCCTGGACATGGTGGAGGAAACGCCGAAGAAGGACCTGCAGCTGCGGGATCACAAGTTCGTAGGCAGCTTTACCGACGAGGGCGTGGAGCACGCGCTGTATTTCATGCAGGCCATGTTCGGGTATTTCACCGCGCTTAAATACTACGGCCGGGCGCCTGTGCGCATGATCTTTGACGAGTATAAGGTCAGCAAAAACAAGGACGGCGGCAGCCAGCACCAGGAGTACGTGATCGAATTCGAGAAGCACCCGCAATACTTTACCGCTTTCCTGAACCTGTACGACGCGCTCACGCGGGAGATCGCGAAGCCGGACTGCCTGTACCTGCCGAACTTTAAGGACCTGCAGAACGGCGACGCCGCCTTTGTCGAGTACGTGCAGGGCCTCATCGGCTTTGAGCAGGTCACCATGGTGCAGCACAAGACTGCGCCGGTCGTGATCCAGGAGGCCCGCTTTGTGGAAAGCACCGCGACCGCGACGCAGAACGCGAACCTGCCCGCGGAGGAAAAGCTGCGGCTGAAGCTCGCGGAGTTCGGCGCGCCGGTGCAGATGGAGAAAACGCACGTGGGCGCGTCCGTTACCCTCTACACCATGAAGCCGTCCAGGGGCGTCAGCATGAAAAAATTTGAAGGCCACGCCGCGGACATGGCCCTGGCCCTCGAAGCAAAGACGGTCCGGGTGCAGGCCCCAATTCCCGGCACAAACCTGGTGGGCGTCGAGGTCCCGAACAAGGACCAGTCCATCGTGCCCTGGGACGAAAGCATGGTCATGCCCGGCACTCTGAACCTGCCCATCGGCCAGGACGTGTACGGCAATATCCTGTGGCGGCCGCTGGATGAAATGCCGCACCTTTTGGTCGCCGGCGCGACCGGGGCGGGCAAGTCCGTATTCCTGAACGTGGCCCTAAAGACCCTGGCCGCGGCGAACGACCCGGAGGCCATGCGGCTCATCCTCATTGACATGAAGCGCGTCGAGCTCACGCAGTTTAATTCCCTGCCGCACCTTCTTGTCCCTACGATCACCGAGGACGCCAAGGCGGTGCGCGCGCTCAAATGGCTGACCGAGGAAATGGAGCGGCGGTACGCGCAGCTCGAGAGCGCCGGGTGCCGCAGCTTGGGCGACTACAACGCCGAGCACGCGGAGAAGGTGGCGCGCATTGTGGTGGTCATTGACGAGTTCGCGGACCTTATGCTGAACGAAAAGACCGCCTCGAAGGGCCGGAAGGGCCGGGCGAGCATTCAGAAGGCGGCGCTGCGCGAGCAGGCGGTCCAGGAGGCGCGCAGGGCGGCGAAGGCGGGCGACGATTACGAGCCCCCGGAAATGCCGGACCCGGACCCGGACGTGGAGGACCTGCTGGTGAAGCTCGCGCAGAAGGCCCGGGCCGTAGGCATTCACCTGGTCATTTGCACGCAGCGGCCCGACGTTAAAGTGGTGACCGGCCGTATCAAAGCGAACCTGCCCACCCGCATTGCCTTTATGACCGCGTCGAGCATAGACAGCCGCGTGATCCTGGACCAGGCCGGCGCGGAGCAGCTGATAGGGCGCGGGGATATGCTGCTCATGGACCCGAAGTCGCGGGGCCTCCAACGCCTTCAGGCACTGTACGCATGACCATATCCATAGTGCCCCGCAGCGTGCGCCTGGAGGCCGCGGACACGCGGGAAGCCCTATACCTGAAGAATATACTGGAAGGCGAGGCCGACCCGCCACAGACCCTCCTAGAGCGTCCCATGGTCGTTAAATGGGTGACATGGGAAAGATACGAACAGGACGGCCGGATGGTGCGACTACCGAGCGCCATCACCTTCCGCGACGTATAACGCACAGGTTGTCCACAGGGCCATTCGCTGCGCGCCCAGCAAAAGGTTATCCCATGCTTTTCCACAGCGCTGTCCCCAGGAACTGTGGATAGCGGAGGCCCGGAAACAAAAGCGAAAAGGCACTTTTCCCCAAAACACAGGTCCCAACAACTACTACAAGCTATTTATATCTAGGAAGATATTAAATACTATGCAGCGCGAAATTAAAAAATCGAGAAGTATGCACCACCGCTTTGTGGAATTTTGGTACGAAGCCGTCAAGGCAGGGCGGGGGATCGCGTACATGAAGGGCGCCGCCGATATGAAAAATTTAAAGCGCGTGCTGGACCTGAAGGTGATCACTGAAACGGAACTGGAACAGCTGGCGCTTTTTTTCCTACACGACCCGAGCTGTAAGAAATTGCCGCCGACAATCGCAGTATTCCTTTCGGGCGGGGTATTGACCGGCCTGCAAAACGTGATGAAAAACGACGGCGAGCGCTTTTGGCCGCGCGTCGAGCGGTACAGCCAGCAGTACCTGAAGCGCCCGAAAATCGAGGACGCGGAGCGGCAGAAAATTATGCACAGCTTGTCCGCTATGCGGGATGGCCTGCGCATGGCAAAATAAATTCATACCCACCACACCATGAACGAGTACGTCACCACCGACCTTGGAGAAGCCATAGCCCTGCACTGCGTGGGCTTTAAGTTTTTGTCCCTGCGCGAAACAGGCAAGCGCGGGCAGCGCGCGTTCGTATTCGAAAGCCAGCTGGAGATCACGCCGCCCTGGCTCGAGGACGCGAAACTGGACGGCGGGGCCCTCACCCCGGAGGACGTGGTGGGCCAGTACCGGCACAGGAACCCCGGACTTTTGGTGAATGCCGCCGACTTCTACGGCAGCAGCAGGATCATCAAGGACAGCTTGTATAACGAACTGCAAAAGGCCGGCGAACGGCAGTAAAAAATCACACCACACCAACCACATGACAATAAAAATTCCTGCAGCGCTCCAGGCGCAGATCGAGAACGAAACGCAGCTGGCGATAAAGCGCGGATGGGACGCGGCGAAGCGCGACTGGCGCACCACCGCGCTCATGATCCTTTGTGAAACGTGCCTGACCACGCGGCAGTTCACAGTCAATCAGTTCCGGGACCGCATTAAGGCGAGCGGCGTAACCACGCACGACAACCGCGCCATGGGAGGCCTCATGGTCACCGCCCGGCGCTGGGGCTGGATCAAGGGCAGCGGCGACGAGATACGCAGCCGCGTGGGCCATGGTGTCCCGCTCCAAATTTGGTACTCGCAGATTTACCAGGAACCTTCCCAGCGCGAAATGCGCGAGGACGCCGCGCGCCAACAGACGCAACTTTTCCAAAGGTCGAGCCAAACCCTATGAACACCGCCATGGGAGAAACTGTAAGCACGAAGAACAGGGCAACCACGTTGCTCTTGGCCTTCTTCCTCGGAGGGCTCGGGATCCACCGCTTTTACGTCGGCAAGAAGGGCAGCGCCATTGCGCAACTGCTCCTGACGCTCACCATCGTGGGCGCGCTCGCCACCGGGGTGTGGGTCCTGGTGGACATGATCCGCATTGCGTCCGGCACGTTCGAGGACGCGGAGGGCCGGCGCATAGCCACCTGGTAACCATGAAGCCCCTCACTGACTTTGTGGACGCCGAGCTCGCCTGGCGCCGCGCGCCCGCGGGCGACGAGAACGCAGCCAAGGCGATAGGCGATATGGCCATGCGCGCCATCAAGGAGGGCGAAGCGGTGCAGGAGCGCCTGAAGCAGGACCCCGCACTGCAGCAGCTGTGCCAAACGATGGGCGAAATGGCCGCGCCGGCGATTGCCCAGCACCCGCAGAACGTGTGGCCGCAGCTGATCGCCAGCGTGATCACCAATTCCGTAATGGTGTGGGAGCGCGCGAATAACGCCTACAACGCGCAGCTGCAAGAGGCGCCGCCCACGCCGCCGAATGCGGATTGAGTTCACCATCTACGGAAACCATGAGGACCGCCGCGGCAACCCGCTGCCGTATCACCGGGCGACGCAGCGGTCCAAGTGGAGCAAGGCGCACCAGCGCTACATTGCATGGAAGGCATACGTGCAGAAGGAGTTTGCGAAAGCGGCGCGCGGGCTTATCCCGGACCGCTACGGCTACGAACCGATAGGAGGCGAGCCGCGGGCCCTGGTGGAGGCGACCATATTTTTCCTCCCCCACTTGAAGGCCCATGGTGACCCGGACAATATCGTGAAGGGGATCAGCGACGCGCTTTTTGAAAGCGACAAGGAGGTGGACGTGCAGACGAGGCATACCTGTGGGAACAGCGACCCGCGGGTGGAAATTAAAATAACTATTGACGAAAATGTTTAACTTTTGGATTGATATGGTGGTCACGATACTGCTTTTAATTTTCATAGAGCGCTACAGCGCGTGGAAACAGAAAGCGAAAAGGGCCCGGGCCTGGGTCGAGGATATGCAGGCCGCGCTTGGGCATAAGCGGACCCACAGCAACAGCGTGAGCAGGCAGCTTTACGAGCTCGAAGGCCGCCACCAAAAGCTGCTCCACGCGATTTGCCGCAACGAATTGCGGGCCAACTTGCTGCCGAGCGGGGAGTACGAGATCATACTGTGCCCCCACCAGTTCACTGAAACCGGCGCGACCATCCAGTGCGACTTTTGCGCCCGCTCCTTGCCCATGTACGTGGAGATAGGCCGAGGCGGCGCGCTGCGGGTGAACCCGGAAGTGCGCAAGGTGTCTTACCAGCAGACGTCCGGGCTGCCCTACTACGGCAAAAAATAGCCATGGCCGAGTTCCGCTGTAAAAAATGCGGGAAGGTGTGCCGCTCCCAGCGGGGGCTTTCCTGCCACGATACGCGGGTACATCCTTATGTGCCGCCGCCACCGCCCGCGCCAAAGCCCAGGAGGTTTAAGAGCTTTGCCGATATGGCAAACACGCACTGGGGGAAAAAGCTGGTGATCGGGGAGAACTACACGCCGACCAACGAGGAACTGATCATCGGGCTGCTTGACCTTATCCTCGAAGAATTAAAGAAACCGAGGACCCTGCGATAATGGCACAGCCAACGCCCAAGGGCCTTTTAAAGCAGCTGGTGGAGAACGCCGAAGTGGTGGCTTTCAAGGAGGCCCGCGGGCAGGTGGTGATCAGCATACTGGGAAAGACCAGCGAGGACGTAGCAAAATTATTCAAGGCCAACGGCCGGCAGCTGTCCCTGCACATGGTCATTGGCGCGCCGCGGACGAAGAAAAAAACACCATGACACACGACGAAAAAATAGCATTGGCGATAGCGAAGGGCGCGGCCGGGCTTTTCTTTTGGGGCGGCTTTGTATGGCTGTGGCTGTCAGCCGGCTGGCAGGTGGCGTGCGCGGTGCTCCTGA